GGTTGTAACCGATGCCAGAAGAGGCAGGGCTACAGTAAAGAAGTTTTGCATTAAGTTTAATTGAACTCTACATCCGTATAAGGAAAGCGCACTTCCCTCCTCTCAGAGGGCAATCCCCACGGCTCTAAATCACACTCAAAATCTCATGATGTGTACCCTGCTCATAACAGGGATTTTTTCATAATAAGTTTTTATTTAGTTTTTGTCAAGCATACCAATTTTTAAAGTGGTACATATAAATAAAATATAACGCATTTCAAAAAATGTCCAAGTCACCAAACAAGGGTAAGAAAGGTTCTGCTGGTGGCAAGCAGTCCAAACAAAACCAAGGTAATGCGACTGCGAAAAAGGCAAAGAATGGAGGTAAGAAAAAGTGATATATGCCAAGAGAATGGAATACACCCAAGCGTGAGCCTTGGAACGCACCGATTCATAACATTCTAAAGGCAATAGATAATCACACTCAAGAGTACTTCAAGAGTGGTGATGTTTGGCATCTACAGAAAGCAGATATGTTAAGAACATATCTGCACGAACTTAAAAGTTGGATACATAAACAAGAAGGACGATGAATAGTGATGTTGTTTGGTCAATAATTATTTTTCTTAGTATTGGAATGGTTGGAGTTGCTTATATAATTTACTACATACTTAAGATGGCAACAGATGAATTAAATGTACCAATACAAGATCAAAAAGATCACCAGGATAGTTGATGGTGATACTGTAGATTTAGATATTGATTTGGGATTTGGTATCACAGTATCCCAAAGAATTCGCCTAAAGGGTATTAATGCTGCAGAGACAAGAACATTAGATTCAGAAGAAAAAAATAAAGGTATTCAAGCAAGACTTTGGTTGGAAAAAGAACTTTCTAGATCTGGTGAATGGATCATAGAAACAACCAAAGAAGATAAATATGGAAGAATGCTTGGAGTTCTACATCTTTCTGGAGACCCAGTTACCGTGAATCAAAAAATGCTAAACGAAGGTATAGCAAAACCATTTATGTAGATGAAAAAGAAATTTCTCCTTATTATGTTGATTATGAGACTAATCACTAATGATGGAGTATTTTTAAATGTCAGAAGACCAATCCCCAAAATCCAACCAGGAGAAGTTAGAACCTTCATCCGCAGACCATGTAAAAGAGGACGAAAAAAAATCACCTCTAGAAAAGGTGATTAGTATATTATTAGGTGCCGTAGTATCAGCAATTATCACTTTAGTATTTTTTAATTACTTAGTTTGTAATATCAAACATCCATTAAATTTACAATATCTCTACACAGTAAATGGATTAAGTAAAGATAGAACTCCACCGAGTAAGTGTGACGATACCAACTCAAAATCTGTAGAAACTTTAGTTGGATTACTTGCCACTTTGATTGCACTTAAGACTAAGCTTTAAAGATACGTCCCCACCCAGTCTTATCTCTTCCATTTTCCAACCAACGATGGGTTAGATCTGATTTCTTGTATACGGCACCTTTACCGTTCGTTACTGCACCAGTATAACCATCATTCAGAGAACCATAGGGATCGTTAACAACATAGTCATCACCCTTCTTACCGATGACTACAACCATGTGCCCACCAGTAGGTGCAGATAAAGTGCCCCTATGAAGAATCCCGATAACGACAGGTCTCCCAGCGGCAAGCTCACGATCAAGATCAGCAAAAGAAAGATTGTAACTAAAGTGTGACTTAACTCCATAATTTTCCAGAACTTTTGTCTGGACGGAGTGATCAGTTGAGTCACCGATTGCAAATACTTTTTGAACGTAGGCATCATCGCCTTTTGCTCCTTGTAGCGTGCCTGGTTTAAAATATTCTAAACACATAGCACAAGAAGATGAATTACAGGTTCTATTTGCATCTCTGTAATTATCTGTCTGAGGATAATAAGGAACTGGCAAAATACCAGCAACTGCTGGTTTTGTTCTATAGATACGAACCCAATTTGAGGCATCATCGATCAAATCTGGATTCTTGTCTGCAAGTTCCACTTCAAGTTGCTCTACTGCGGCAACGTGCTTTGGATTGTTTTCATCATAATGCTTAAAGAAGTTATGAAGATCAACTCTCATAATTCTTACCTATCTTTACTCAAAATATTTATTCTTCATCACTAAGATATTCAAGTGAAAAGATATCATGCTCTTCAATATTAGGATCTAACCATTCACTAAATTCTTGTTGGACGGCATATGCATTCTGGTATTCCTCTTCATCATTCAGATCACATAGGTCGTGAATGCGATCAATTGCCCAATCGTGATTAATCCGAAGAGTTTCGATTAAAGTTTCCATAGTCTTTTCGCATATAGCGTCCTAGAATGTTGCTATTGTAGTACGCTGGGCGACCGTCGTCAAGTGATTCTTTCAGTACATCATTCAAGAATAATTGCTTGGTTTCTTCGTAGTTGCATTCTCCTTTTGTTTTATGGAGGCTAAGTATTGTTCTGTCGAAGGATGCTTTTCCCCAAAGGTTAACGTCTGCTTTAAGTTCTGGACAGGATCCGTAATAGTTTTTCCAATTAGATTCTGATTTAACTCTTCTAGATTTTCCCTTTGGTTTTGTGAAACTCCAGAAATATTTTCTACCAATATACCTACGACCAGTTTGGCGGCAGTAAATAAGATAAACAAAACCAAAATGATCTTGAATGTCATCTGATTCAAAAACTTTTGAATTATACATCCAAGGATTCTCATAGCTCATACTATATCCTTTAAGAGCTATTATTTATCCTTCATCCTTAGCAAAGCGATTCTAGCAATAAAAAAGGGGGTTTGTCAACCCCCTGAAAAATTATGCTATAATAACTTAAGGCATTTTAGCACCAGAATGATGTCTTTTAACTCCAGCAGAGTCGGTATAAGTTGTTCTTTCTGGTCTTGAAGAACCTACATTTTCACCTCTTTTTCTTGCTTCATTTCTTTCTTGAGCTCTTTGTGCTGCTCTCTTACGTGCTCTATCATATTTTTTATTATTATCAGCAATTCTGTCTTCATAAGATCCTTCAACAATCTCTTCTTTCCACTCTTCACTCATATTTGCCATAATAGCAAGTGCTGCCTCTTCAGTATCTGCGTAACCTTCATCAATCAGATGACCTTTTACCAGATCAAAGATATCAACATCTTGATTAAGCATTCTCTCTCTTCCACCACCCTTAGGTCCACCTGCCTTGAGTGCCTGTGCTCTTGCACTAAGAGTAGGTCCACCAGAAGGTGCTGCCATTGAAGGTGCTGCTGATGGCATACCAGTCATTAGTTTATTAACTGGTTTTGCTGCAGGTGTGGGAGTTGGAGTTGGTTTTGCTGCAGGTGTGGCAGTTGGAGTTGGTTTTGCAGTTGCTGCAGGTCTTGCTGCTGGAGTTGCTGCAGGCCTTGAGGCGGCAGGGGTAGCGGCAGGTCTTGTTGCTGGAGTTGCTGCTGGTCTAGAAGCACCTGCGTTTCCACCACCAACACCAGTAGAAACTCCTTGAGGATACTGAGTTACTTGTCTTGCACTTGATGGTAATGATCCAATTTGTGGTCTGGATACTGCAGTTCCTCTTCCGGTTTGTTGAGGAGTTCCCGCATTTCTTGGGCGAGCAAATCTTGATTGGTATGGGGCGTTCGAAATTGGTCTACTGCCACCAGGGAGATTACCACCAGGACGACCCATTTCTTCAATATATGATTCGTACATCTCTTCCCAAGTATATTCACTAAGGTCATAACCTTCTTCTACAAGTGAATTTACCCAAGTTTCAAAGTTCTCTTGAATTTGTTCTTTAGTAAGTTCTACCTCTTCTTGAGGCATATAAACTGAATTATATGCTTCAATCAATTCTGATGCATTACTGCTAGTAAGTCTGGACATTTTTTTCTTTTTATTTTCTATAAATTTATTTATAAAAAAAGAGGGTTAAAAACCCTCTTAGAATCAAGCTGGTGGAAGTTTTGAAGTGCTAGGTCTTTGTTGATACTTTGTTTTACGCTGTTCTCCAGGAAGAACTGGTTCTTTATATCCAGAACTGGGTGCTTTGCCAGGTTCTCCAGGAAGTAATGGTCCAGCCTCAACAATACTCTTAATATATTTGGAATCCATTTCCATCATAACGTAAAGAGCTTCATCTAACGTATCAACGTGTCCATTTGAAAAAAGATATTCTAAAACAATTTCATATGCTTCCTTTTTAACCTTTAAAGGAGATTTTGATAAAGAATCGGCGGTCTTATTCATTTCTGGACTCTTACTTACGGATACTGAAGGTGTAGGTGTTGGGGAAGGTTTTGCAGTTTCTGTTGCTTTTGGTGCAGGAAGTTTACTCTTCAAATCTGCCATTTGAGGATTAGTTGTTGCGCTTGTTCCTCTGGTTCTTGCTCTTTCTGCGGCAGCGGCTGCAAGTTTTGGATTTGCTAACGCCCAGGTTGATTTACCAGTTGCCTCTGCTCCCTTGACATCACCCGATTTAATTTGCTTTTTATAAGTTTCTAGACCACCTTTGATTTTTTGTGCCTTTGTTGCTGCAGCGGAAGAAGTTGCAGGTTTTGCTGCTGGTTTTGCTGTAGCGGGTTTAGAGGCGCTAGGAGGCGTTGCAGAGGGTTTAGATGGAGTAGAAGTTGCCGCAGGCGCTGGAGAGGCGCTGGAAGGCGTAGAAGCGGGTGCTGAGGGTTTCTGTGGTTTATTAGCACCCCTTCTTGTCTTATCTATGGTTGCCTGAGTTTGCCAACCATAATCTTTACCAGTCCATACTTTTGTTCCTGCACCTGGTAAAGTTTTCGTTTCTCCTGCTTTTGATCCTGGTTTTTGACCTTTCCAGACAGATCCTGTACTTTGCCATCCATAATCACTACCAGCCCAAACTTTCCCGTCAGATCTTTTTTCTCCAACCTGTGGCATTTTATTTACAGATATACGATTATAATTTTATTTATAACCAACAAAAAAGAGGGTGGCGAAACCCTCTTGTGTGCCAGTTTAGGAAGTAGACTCAACGGGCATATCCAGGTCTTTGACCCGATTTTAATTTTGGTCCAGTTGGTTTCCATCCTTTTGGTTTTTTAGGACCTTCACCGGTAAAGGATTTATTTTCATCGGATGGACTATCTGTTGATCCACCAGTCATTTGCTCAACAATACTTTGTCTCCACTCTTCACTCATATTTGCCATAATAACAAGTGCTGCATCTTCTGTATCAGCATAACCTTCATCAAGAAGATGTCCTTTTACTAAATCAAAGATATCAACATCTTGATTCAATCCAAAAGGATTTCTCTCATTATTTGAAGGTTTTGATGGTGTTGGTTTTGGTTTTGCAGTTTGAGTAGTACCTCCACCATAAACTGCTCTCTCTGCGGCACCAAGACCTTTACCTGCTAAATCAGCTCCCTTACGAGTTAATGACTTATCTCCTTTGGATAAATCATATGCCGCAAGACCAGTTACTGCGGCAGTTTTGACTGGATGCTTAGTAGCAACACCTTTCACTCCAGTATAAACACCTTTTACAACGTTTCCAGCACCTTTAGCAATATCTCCAGATACTTTAGACGCAACTTCAGCACCACCCTTAACAGCACCCTTGGCGATTGTTTTTCTTATTGGTGCTCCTGCTGGCATTTTTAAACCACTTCTAATACCAGCTTTAATCAACTCATATGCTGCCTTTAATTTATTCTCATCAAGATAATACTCATATAAATCCTGATAATTATAAGAACTCAGATCACATCCCTCTTCAATTAGTTCGTCAATTATCTGTAAGAATTCTTCAATATTATCATTTTGATCATCTTCCGAATTTTTATCGTAGATGGAAACATAAGATTCCAAAAATGTTCTATATTTTTCTTCGGTTAATCTTTCCATTAGAAATAATACTTTTATTTTTATTTATTTATTTTTTAGGCCCTACAATTTTTGGACCTACTTTTTTAGGTCCAACTATTGCAGGTCCTACCTTCTTTAAACCCAAATCCTTACTTCTCTTAACATCGCTAGCAGCAGCCTGCTTTAATTTAGATAATCTATTCTTCTCATCACTCTGCTTATAAGCACCAGCAAATAACGATCTACCAATTCTCTCAAGAGGATTTGAAGATGTTTTTGCTAAAGTTGCATTTGAAGTATCTGCTCTCTTGTAGACTGCCTTTCCACCCTTATATGCAAGATAACCTGTTTCTTTTTTACCAGTTTTAGGATCAGATACTACAGAAGTTTTTCCAAGTTTTACTGTCTTTTGTTGAGATCCTGCGCCAGTTGTCATAGTTCCTTTTTTGGTGTCAAATGTTGTCTTACCACCAATCCCCTTAAGTGCTCCACCAGATTGACTTTGGCGCTTTTGCTGCCTCATAGCCGCTCTTTCTTTTGCATTTGCTCCTGCAGCAGTATCAAATGCCTGAGATGCCGCCATTGATCCTGCAGTTCCTCCTGCAAATGTTCCTACGGGACCAGCAACAGATCCTGCAGCACCACCAGCAAGAGCTCCTAGTGCAGATACAGTACCTTTTGCTAATGATCTTTTCCACCCAGAACCACGTTGTTTTTCAAGGGCAGTATCAATTGCACCAGAAAGAACAGAACCAGTCTTTAAACCTTTAGGAAACTTACCTCCAGGAACATTTAGATTTGTCTTTATTTTCTGAACAGGAGGTTTTACATTAGTTGAAAGTGCTCCTGGATTAGATTTTACTAATCCACCTGATTTTGGGGGACTAGATGGTGTTTGGGGTTTTGCTTGGGGTTTTTGTCCTCCAAATCCAGCATCTTTACTTGATACGTTTGTATTTTTACCAGATTTTCTTACCTTTTCATCAGAACTTAAATCTGCGTGTCCTGAAACATCTACGCCTCTAGTTCTTTTGAAATAATCCGCAACACTCTCTCCATCCATTCTAGGTGCTTTTTTTGGTTGCCCAGCACCAATAGCTTCTGCAACAAATTCCCTAAAGGTCTTCATTTCTATCTTACTTTTTAGGTATTTATAAAAAAAGAGGGTCAGCGACCCTCAGTATCTTTTAACCATTCTTTTTTATAATCATAATCACCGAACAGAAATTCATCACATTCTGCTGCTTCTTTGTATGCGTTCAGGATTTCCTGCTCACACCATTCATCATAATTGGAATCCTGAGAAAGTATCTTTGGTAACATCTTGTTTAATCCCACCTACTATGTAGGATTCAACTTCGGTTTCTTGTGGGGCAACTTGAAGTCCCTTAGAGGAAATCCAGTGCTCAGTCCAAGGAAGTGGATTGTTTTTAGCGGAAATGTCATAAAGTGGGCGAAGACCAATTGCCTTCATTCTACGATTGGCAATCCATTCAACATACTGTTGTAACAGTTTGTCATTTAATCCAATCATAGAACCGTCCTTGAACAAATACTCTGCCCAAAGTTTCTCTTGATTTACGGCGTTCTCAAAGGTCTTATAAACCCACTGCTCTTCCTCTTTGGCAATACTTGCCATTTCTGGATCATCACCTTCTTTCCACTTGTTTAGAATGTTTTGAGTGATGACAAGATGTTGATTCTCATCTCTGGCAATTAGTGAGATGATTTTTGCACTTCCTTCCATAAGCTTGAGTTCGCCAAAAGCAAAACTGCAAGCAAAACTGACGTAAAAGCGAATACCTTCAAGAATATTAACGTTTGCAACTGCTCTGAACAATTTGCGTTTGAGTTCATATCTTGCCTCTTTTGCGTAGGGTACTTGTTCTAAAGCGTGAACCCACTCATTAGAATTATCATAGCGATGAGCACTATTGATAAAATCATTATAAGCTTCGGTTACACTTAAAGCACGCTCCATAATACGATCCTCTTTCAGAATCGTATCGAAAACATCGGATGGGTCTGGATATACATTTTTGATAATATAAGTGTATGAACGGGAGTGAATCATTTCCATAAACTCCCATACTTTCATACACGCTTCTAGTTCAGGAAGAGAGCAGTATGGTGCAAATGCCATACCAGGACCTCTTCCCTGAACAGAATCAAGCATAACCTGATACTTCAGGTTACTTGTAAAAATATGTTTTTGCTCTGGGCGGAGAGATTGATAATCTCCCCTATCCTTTTGGAGAGAGACCTCTTCAGGTCTCCAAAAATAACCTAGTTGTTGAGTTGTTAGTTTGTCGAAAATTGGATACTTGTAAGAATCGTACCTCTGGATTCCTAATGGTTGTCCAAAAAACATAGGTTGTTTTTTGGTATCTACTTCCTGAGAATTAAAGACGGTCATAGAATCGACCATATTCTTATCCTCCAAACCTGTTTTAAATCTTACAAGACTCACAATCTTCCTCCTCCGTTTCTAGAATATCGGAAATTAAATTTTCTAACGATTGGCGGGTTTCTTCAACCTCATCATTCTTCATGTCGTGTGTATTCTGATAGTAACTGGTTTTCCAGCCGTACTTATATGTAGTCAAGAGATCTTGTGCCATTACTGAAGTAGGAACTTCATTATCTGGATAATTTTCTGGATTATAAGACCAGTTTCCAGAAATTGCTTGATCGAAGAATTTCTGCATAATTGCAACAATACTAATATACCCACGATTGCTAGGCATATCCCACAGCAGCGTATAATTGTTCTTAAGAGTTTGGTACTGAGGAACAATTTGCTTAAGTGGTCCTTTCTTAGACTTTTTAATGGATAAGTATCCTCTGGGTGGTTCAATTCCATTTGTAGCGTTTGACACAACGGAACTACTTTCTGATGGCATCTGTGCAGACAGAGTACTGTTTCTGACACCATACTTCTTCACATCTTCCCTGAGTGCTTCCCAATCGTGCTGAAGAGTATGATCTACCAATTCATCAACATCTCTCTTATAAGTATCAATCGGAAGAATTCCTTGACCATACTTTGTTCTGTGGGAATATTCGCAGGCACCTTTTTCTTTTGCAAGATTAACGGTTGCCTTGATCAGATAATACTGGAATGATTCAGTAAGATCATGAACTAACTTCCAAGCAATCTGATCATCATATTTGACGCCGTGCTTGGCAAGGAAGTGTGCCAAACCAATATAACCTACTCCAAGAGAACGACGTGCTCTGGTGGCGATTTCCGCCGCCTTGACGGGGTATCCCTGAAAATCAATCAACTCATCCAGAGAACGAATTGAAAGGTCACAGAGCGCCTCTAGTTCATCGTTAGACTTGAGTTTACCAACGTTGATGGCAGAAAGAATGCACAGAGCAATCTCACCATTTGGATCATCAATATGTTGAATGGGTTTAGTTGGCAATGTAATCTCTTGACAAAGATTACTCATT